CCAACCAGTAATTTGGTTGATATTGTCAATTCCGGTGAATTGACTTTTGCCGGGTACATTGTTGTAAGCGCCATAATTAAACTTCCGTACAATCATTTGATACAACAACCCTGCCATTGGGCAGAATTGTCATTATGATTTTTTTATCTCCTTCCTGATATCCAAAGCAGTATAACCTGTAAATAGTCTCATTGCCACTACCAAATCCCATACACTTGACTGCATAGAAATGTATGAGTTTTAATCCTTCTCTCCACTTCAAGATAATAGGTGGAATGTTAGGATCCATATTAACCATCCAGAACGAAGCTAACTTGGACTGGTCAATTTCAGCAAACTTATGGAATGTTTTATCATATTGTTTTAAGACAGAGCCATCTACGTAATGTGCTTCCCATCGCCATACAAATATTTCCTCTCCGTCAGAGTAGACCCTTAGATCCGTCATTGTATTGACACCCTAATGACCTACTGGTATTCAAAGTACTGGTAGTTTATGATTATACTTTTACCTGCAACTGCGGATGCTGTAGTCTGTATCTGGTGGACCAGATAATCTGAATATCCTATTCCCGTAAGGAAACTGGATAAAGATCCGGCAATACCAAGGTTAGTAGCTCCGGGATCACCTACTGGCATAGTCTGTGTGTAATCATAGGTTGCACTCCTATCTGTTGCAAGAGGCCCATTAACCGCATCAAATGTTTGAGCTCCTTCATAACCAGTGGTTCTTGCATTAGTTTTATGTGTGGCTTCTGCCGCAAGAGTATCTGAATCCCAGACTCTCAACCCACCAATCTGTGTTGCTGTCCCCATATCAGTTACTCTAAACCGTTGCCACTTCTCAAACGAATTGTCATCCGCTACAATTGCAGTAGTTGTACTAATCAACATTGCTGGTTGATCTATACTACCCATATTACAGCTTGCCGGTCTACCATCAACTGTACCAGTAAGGTTTGTAACCGTTTCTGCTGAGGTATTACTTTCTGCTATATAAACTGTTGCTGCTGTCATAATATCATCCTAACTTTTCCTGTACGCTAAACGTATCTATATCAGAGGCCATATCAACTCCAGTATAGGCAACTCTAACCTGAGCTTTATATACTCCGGCTTCATCCAAATCTCCAACTCCTGTTGGATATACAATAACACCAGTTGTGTAATTCACCATTTCCGTTGTTATTGCTTTCTCTATAATTGAAGTACCGGGCTTCTCTATAACTAATGTTAATACAGAATCTACCGGAAGAGTTGTATTACCTGTCTGAATAACCAGATTCACACCTACATCATCTTTGTACAAGAGAGACATTATATAAATCTTTCCTCCTGACTATTTAAAGTTATCCTTCTTTAACATTTAAACCAAGCCGTTCGGCTATACTGAATATACACTCGAACTGTTTAGTTGGGCGATCACCACCGCATTTCAATACCGCTTGTATAAACTTGTTAGTCGCATCATTATCTAACTTCTTGGCTCTTATCTTGTCATTCTGTAAGATTGCTACTAATCCTACCCCCTTACCAGTGACTTTAACCTGATCTTTGCCTAAATCAGGTGGTTCCGGGATCTTTGCTTGTGGTGCTTGTTCAGAAGGCGCAGCTCTACCCCAACTAGGGTGTCTTCTGCGTCTTCCCATAGCTGCCTGTTTACCTTCATCTCTTGAAGAGGTAGCTCCCTTCTCTCGTACATTGGTGATGTAGTAATACCCTCCGCGCGCACCTCTGCCTACATGTCGGCCTGGTGGCGCTTCACTGGGATAGTTGATATATACCTTAGCTTTCGTTATCTCCCCTTCCCGAAAAAGTTCAATATCACCTTTCCTGAACTGTTTCTCTTCCTCCTCACCAGATCTGGGCTTTTCAGTCTCTTTCTTAGCCCCTTCATCAGCACTCAGAGACGCATCTACATAAGCTTCAGACCCATCACCATACCTGCCAGCCTCATTATCTTCAGGCAACCCACCTTCTGTAGTAGCACCCTCTCCTGACTCCAACCCCATCATCATCATATCAAGAGAGTCGTCCATCTCTTCAATTTCAGGTTTAGTGAGACCTTCATCTAATGCAGCTACTCTAAGCGCAACTGACGGTTTAACTCCCATCGAAATGAGGGTGTTGAACGACGTGATCTTAATAGCCTGCGTCTGAGCAACCTTCTGTTCATCATCCAAGTCCACATCCCGTATGAATTCAAAGTGCCAGCCATCCCTATACCCTTTCAAGTGAGGTAGAATCTCTTTGTTGATCTTGGCGGCAAAATGCTTCATTAAGGGGTACAATAACCGCGATTTAGTAATATTCCTTTTGACGTACGCCGTAGCGCGATTTTCCCCTTCACCAATGAATTCTGATGGAGAGAAACCCCACATCGCCCATATAAGCTGTGCAACGAACTTCTGCCCTTCCAGCCATTCCATGTCATGCAGTTTCTGTGCGAGAGTTGTAACCTTCTCGTTGTTAACCGTGTGGATGATCCCACCAAACTTGTACGAACCACGATTCTCAACTTCTACTTTCCTTATACGTTGAGTGAGCTGCTCCCGCGTCATTACATCCGGGTGTTCCCATACAATAGATGGGACTATACCATTCTCAAACGTTTTGCCAGCAGCTCTTGTAGAATCAATCAAATACTGAAGCTGATGTTTTAAAAATTTCAGGAAATCTGTACCGTATACCCCATCAGTACGGGGATACATCATAAAATAGCATATCTCTTCTGGTATAAAAGGTATATAAACACCGGGGCGGGATCTCTGCCAGTATCGCATTGTGTAACCATGTGACCACCACCCCTGATACATATTTGCACCTGATGTTATATAATCTTTTGGTACAGCTACGCTCATGGGTACACGATCAATTTCCCTCCAGAACTCTGGACCAACAAACGCCTTGATCTCTGTTAGGTACCCTCCACGGTTAAATGATTTAACCCAGACACCAGCATCGTACCTGACTAAATCCCTTATAGCCATTTTGAGGAGTACATCAAAGCCTTCCTGAGGATTTGGCTGGTCTAAGAACTCGTTTGCGGCTTCAACTGATTCTCCGTCTTTATCAATAACCTTATATTCTATAGACCCCATGTAATCCATCATGGCCTTTTCGCACATTGAGTAATAGGAGTTGCGGGCTAGTTTGTCATTAGATACTTTATCAAAATCATCCCGCCAAACACCAAGAGTGTTGTAATAGTTAGATATTGAATGTATGGCTCTCCGTATAGCATCAGTATCAGTAACATCTTCTTTCTCTTTATTCTTAATATCTATATCCTGTTCTTCAGTATCATAAAAAGAGACTGTCATTTCACGAGAAGCTTTTAGGAGAATCCCTTCTAAAGCCTCATCGTATACATCTGGGGATTGTATGGGTGGAGGGTCTATAGGCGCTATAGACCTCGGTGTTATACGTTGACTTATATCCACCAAATTGGTTTCATCAAAAGAGTTATTTCTACGGAGAACCTTCATGTATAAATATATATCGGTTGGGAGTATTTAATACTTTCTAAGAACACCTATCTGACTATCACCTTCATCCCAGTCAAAGTATTGTTCATCTGTATCCAATCCATACTGTGATACATCAAAAACATCATCAACCTTCTCATAGGAGAGCTCTCCAACAACTTCAGTGCGGTTCTTGGATAATCCCCAAGCACTAAGCATTAGAGAAGTTACACAGTCATCGTGCATACCTTCAGGAGCTCCGTACCTAACAACGCCACTAGGTAACAACTCAAACGAGTAAGAGGATAGTTCATCTAACAATACACGGATGTTGGGAATCCTGATAAGTTTACCTCTTATCATAATATTAAGGTTCTTGACTAAATCATACTTGGTATTAATAGTAAACTTATATGGTATCACAATAACATCCATGCGCTGAAGGTCTTCCATAATGGGATCTCCTACACCAGTGGAATCTATATAAACAGGACTTTCATTGTATAATTTGAAGACTTCTTTGATCCTTTCACGCTGATGGTTCCAGTCAACTCTACTGAATCTCTCGAAAAATACAATCGAATTTGTCGCAGTATCGGCCACAGTGATAACAGTAAAATCCTTGTACTTCGCTAGATCCACGCCTATAACGTACGTATGTCCTTTGATCGGTTCTCGGAGTGTGTCTCCGATGATTTCGTTCACCCCTTGGAATACTTCGCCACCTCCTTCTATAAATTCGGCTAAAATCTCCTGTCTGTAAATCAGATCAGGCAACTCATTTTTTCTCTTTTCAAGCTCTAAGGGATCCAGTGTAGGATTGTCCCATGATGTATAATTGAATGATTTGTAATCGCCTTCCTGAGATCCTCTGAGATAAAGGTTATAGAACCAATTCTTGCCTTTAGGGGTACTAATGAATATAGCTTCCCCTTTTTTGTCAATTAAAGCAGGCTGTAAAGCCATTTCCCAAGCGTCCTGCTTGACT